CCCTACACCCCGTAGGGTTATTCCAGATAGGTGTTGACTTTAATTGCAAGTTGAGGCATAATAACTCTATTGATTAGGAGAACATTATGGCTAAAGTGACGTATACCGAAGTTTCCGATTCCCTTCGTGCAACTTCTCAGGTGTCCATGGAGACTAAAGGCAGTTACGCTTACGCAACTGGCATGTATGAGTCTATCATTGCAGGGTTGGTCGCAGACCTCCCGAAGCATAAGCAACTGGAAGTTATGCGTACTCTTGCATGGGCACGTGAGCAGATGCAAAAGACTGCTTGACTTTTATTCTACCTTGCGGTAGAATTACATTATTCGTTATGGAGATATTATGAGCAAAGACCTTGCATTTGTCGAGCAGTTTGAAGCCAAGCTGTTTGAACTTTTCCCTGATGCTAAGACTCAGGGTATTGTGAAGAATCAAGAACTTCTTGATACCATGCGTGCACTCGGCACGAAGAAATCCCCTCGCTGGCTTATGACCAACCGTGTTGGTCGTGGACTCTATGCCATCGACGGTTCCAAAACAAATGTCGTTGTGAAAGAGACGCCAGTGCATTCATTCACTGTTGATTACACTAACATGGAGTCGCTCATCCCGAAGCGAGACTCCAACTACGTTCCGTTCGGCAACCACGCTGATCTTGAGAACATCATCAAGTCGGGAATCTTCTATCCCGCATACATCAGTGGACCGACTGGTAACGGTAAGTCCACCATGGTTGAGCAGATTTGTGCCAAGCACAAGAAGCCTCTCATCCGTGTCAACCTGAACATGATGACCGATGAAGAACAACTCATCGGCTCCAAAACCCTCGAAGAAGGTAACGTCGAGATTGTCGAAGGACCAGTGCTGATTGCAATGCGTACTGGCTGCACTCTGCTACTTGACGAGATTGATGCTGGCTCAGCTAACACTCTGCTGTGTCTCCAGCCGATTCTCGAAGGTAAACCGTATTACTTCAAGCTGAAGAACGAAATGATCGTTCCTGCAGCTGGGTTCAACATCCTCGCTACCGCAAACACCAAGGGTAAAGGTTCTGACGATGGTCGCTACATCGGCACCAACGTACTGAACGAAGCATTCTTGGAGCGTTTCGCTGTTACGTTCGAGCAAGAGTACCCGAACGCAAAGGTAGAAGTCAAGATTATCAAGAATCTCATGGAAACTTATTCGTGTGTTGACGAAGAGTTTGCAGAGACCCTCGTGAAGTGGGCTGAAGCAATTCGCCGTACTTTCGAGGATGGTGGAGTGGACGAAACGATCACGACTCGTCGTATGATTCACATCGTCCGTGCGTTTGCAATCTTCAAGAACCGAGAGAAGGCTGTCCAACTTTGCTGCAACCGTTTCGACGCTGCAACCAAGTCTGCTTTCATCGACCTGTTCGAGAAGGTTTCTAACCCTGCTCCCGAACCTGTTGCACCTGCACCGATCGAGGCTCCTGCAGCCGATGAGGAAATCCCTTTCTAAAACTAAGGTTTACAATAACCCTACACCCCGTAGGGTTATTGCAAGAAGGTGTTGACTTTTATTCGTTGCAGGTGTATAATAACTCTATTGAAACTTGAAACCGAAAGGAAATTTATTATGCTGAAATTCGCTGCCCTGACCATGTCCCAGAAGAAGTGTGTTGTTGCTCTGATCGAGCACACCCCTGAACTGAAGAAGACTGGTCGTATCACTCTCAAAGAAGTTGTTGCCATCACTCAAGACCTCGCTGCAAAGCGTTCCGCTGGTGGTGTGAAGATCGGTTATCCGAACTGGCTCTTCAAAGCTAACAAGATCGAGAAGGGTGTCTACCAACTGCCTGTGCCGACTGCACAAGAACTCAGCGACTTCGCTGCAGATTCTCAACCCAAGGCTAAGGTTGCGAAAGTGAAGGCTGTAAAAGCCAAGACTCCTAAGGTGACTGCCAAGAAGACCGCTGTCACTAAAGACGCTGATGAGTCTCGTCTGCAACGCATCATCGAAGAATCCGAATTCGTCGATGAAGATGTGGAAGACTTCAATCAGATTCTGCGTGACAACGGTATCGAAGTTTAATCCGTTTTGCTGAGCAGGGAATGCCATCTCCCTGCTCGGTTTTTTCACGTAGATGGTCTTTTTAATATGGAGATATAATGTCCAAGCAAGCTAAACTACTTAATCACCTACAGTCTGGTGCCGAAGTTACTGCCCGTCAGATCGCTGGCTCTTTTGGTTTGAAGAACCCACATGACGCTATTCATCAACTGCGCAATCAGGGTCATTGCATTTATGCAAACAAGGCTCTTCTGTCTGATGGCACAGAGACTACCAAGTACCGCATCGGTCGTCCTAGCCGTACCATGATCGCTGTTGCCAACAAGGTTATGGGTGCAAGCATCTTTACTCGTGGTTAATCAGTAGGTTGCATAAGGGTATTCGAGAGAGTACCCTTATTCGATTTTGTTGGAGGAAACATGGCTACGAAGAAAGATGTTGTAAAAGCCAGCCAAGAAGCTACGACTGGCGGAAGAAAGTTTGATGGTGGTAAACTTCAGTATGGGTTGGTTCCGCCACTCGCACTGAAAGAGATGGTAAAGGTTTTGACGTTTGGGGCTGAGAAGTATGAGCCAGACAACTGGAAGTATGTCCCTGATTCCAAACGTCGATACTTTGACGCAATGCAGCGTCACCTGTGGGCTTATAAAGAGGGAGAGACTCTCGACCCCGAGAGTGGGGTTCACCACCTAGCGCACGCAATGTGTTGCCTGTTCTTCTTGTATGAGCATGATGTGAAATACTCTGTTGAGGATAAATGATGTTTGGTGTTGATAAAATTGCATTCTCTGATATGAAGGTTGAGTTAGAGAATCTGAAAAAAGAGAACGAGAAACTACAATATGCCGTTGATGCATATCGTAAACGTCTTGAGTCTGAGTTTGCCAATGCTTCATTCGCTATTGACTGGGATGCGATGAATGTGTTTTCCGTTGAACGTATGTGGGATAATGGAATCCCCAAGACTGTTCTGGGTTACATTCTATCTGAGCCAGTGGTCTATACTCAAGACGACGACCAACGGATTGTCCACAAGGACATTGTTCGTGAATGGACTTTGTACTGCTCGGCAGAGAAGCACGAAGAACTTGTTAAAGAGTTTAATGAATGGAAGTCATCTAAATGATCAAAGGTATCATTTTCTTCCTCGCTTTCTGGGCATTTGTTACTGGAGCCATCGGTCTCTGGCGACAAATGAATACCAAAGAGCGTTGGTCAACTGTTAAACTTGGTGCTTATGGTTTCCTGACTGCTGTAATCACCTTTATCATTCTCGTCAGCATTGTTATTTTGTTCTAAGGAGTTGTTATGAAATCGTTTGTGAAAATGCTTGCTCTGGTTGCAGCTGTTGCCTCGCTCCAAGCATGTACCCGAATTGAGACTGGTGAAGTTGGTCTGCGTGTTGGCTTCGATAAGCAAGTCAAGAATGAAGAACTGCTCCCTGGATCTTTCAACCAGACCATCATTGGTGATGTTCTGACTTTCCCTGTCAAAGAAGTTGCCGTCAAGGTAGATGACCTCAGCCCTCAAGCCAAGGACAACTCCACTATGAAGGACTTCGACCTGACTGTTATCTACAACATCAATCCTTCGCAGATCGCCGAGATCTACAATACGAAGAACAAGTCGTTCCACGCTCAACATAACGGCGACACCTACTTGATGTATAACTACATCTTCAACGCAACTCGTAACGCTGTTTACAAGTCTGCTCGTAAGTATGAAGCACTTGAAATGGGCGACAACCGTGCCGCTATTGAGCAAGAAGTCCGTGAGCTAATCACCAAGACTCTGGCTGATGAGAAACTGGAAAACACTATCCAAGTGACTCAGGTACTTGTCCGTCAAGTTGTTCCTGCTGACTCTGTTGTTCAGTCTGCCAATGATCTGGTTCGTGCTAAGAATGAACAGAAGCAAAAAGAAGTTGAAGTCCGTACTGCTAAGCTGGAAGCTGAACGTATGGCTGCTCTGTCGAATCAAGGTAGCCAGTCTATCGCTTACATGAACGCCCAAGCTGCTCTGAATATCTCTGAAGGTATCAAGAACGGTAAGGTTCAAACTATCGTCGTGCCGTCTAACATGACTGGTTTGATGATCAACGGTAAGTAATATGGAAGACATCCTAGCAATTATCGTGGTAGTTGCTGGGGTGGCTCTTGCCACTCTAGCAATTCGCTTCGCAATCAAGAAAGCTAAGGCTGTAAAAGTCAAAGCTGAAGAAGAACGTAAGCGACAACTCGAAGCCACTCGTCAATGGCGTCAGCGTATGATGAATCCTACTCCAGAGCAGAAGTCGGACGACATCAAGCGTAGTCTGGGTATCACACCGCAATCCAACTACCAAGCTGTTATGAGTAAACCTCTGTCTAAAAAGTCTCCAGACAAAGTTTACACTCCACCGCCACCTACATATAGTACCACTACTGCACGATCCACAACCTCAACGTCTTCATCTGACGATGGCTTCTTGGATGGTATGCTAACTGGCTACGTTATCAACTCTGCTCTTAACGCACTGAGCCACAAGTCTGAAGAGAGTTCTTCTTACAGTTCTAGTAGTTCCAGTTCTTCAAGCAGCTGGGGTTTTGATGATGACGACTCTCGAAAGTCTGCCGCATCATCGTTCAGTTCAAGCGATAGTTCTAGTAGCTGGGACTCTAGTAGTTCAGACTCTGGTCCATCGTCTGACTGGTAAAATAAATTTGCCTTACAACCCGTTTTCAGGCATAATTCGTTATACATAGTAATGTATTCTATTGAAGGAGAAAATATGAAACTTAGTAAAGAAACTGTCAACCTGTTCAAGAACTTCGCTGGCATCAACAGCAACATTCTTCTAAAGGCTGGTAATGAAATTTCAACCATCAGCGCACAGAAGAACGTCATGTCTGACACTACTGTCACTGAGACTTTCCCACGTGACTTCGGTATCTACGACCTGAACGAATTCCTTGGTGCGATGTCTCTGTTTGAAGATCCTGAACTGGACTTCCAAGAGAAGTACGTCACCATCAAAGAAGGTGGCAACTCCATTAAATATTTCGCAGCAGACGCATCTGTTCTGACTGTTCCAACTCGTAAGATTAGCTTCCCTGATGCTGAGATTGAGTTCACTCTGACCGCAACTATGCTGAACATGATTCACCGTACTGCATCTGTTCTGCGTGCAACTGACCTCCAGATCATCGGTGACGGAGAGAAGATCACCGTTCAAGTTGGCGACAAGAAGAACCTGACTGGCAACAGCTATTCTGCTCATGTCGGTAACACTGACAAGACTTTCCAAGCTAACCTGAAAGTCGAAAACATGAAGATGCTTCCAGGCGACTATCTCGTGAGCATCTCTAGCAAGAAGATCTCCCGCTTCAAGTCTACTGGTAGCGAACTGGTTTATTATGTAGCTGTTGAAGCTGATTCCACCTTCAGCTTCTAATTTGACTTGTGTAGGGGCAGGTGGTATAATTACCCCTGTCCCTCTTTTTTATTATGGAGATTGCTATGGAAGTACGTGACGAAATGTTCCTGTGGGTTGAGAAGTACCGCCCTCAAAAGATTGATGAATGTGTTTTGCCTGAGAGTCTGAAGGCTACATTCAAAGAGTATGTCTCCAAAGGAGAACTACCTAACTTCCTGCTTTGCGGTTCTGCTGGTACTGGCAAGACTACCGTAGCCAAAGCACTATGCAACGAGATCGGTGCAGAGTATATGTTCATCAACGGTTCGGAAGAATCTGGTATTGATGTTCTGCGCACCAAGATCAAATCGTTCGCCTCAAGCGTGTCATTGACTGACGCTAAGAAAGTCGTTATCCTCGACGAAGCAGACTACCTTAACCCTAACTCTACTCAACCTGCGCTCCGTGCGTTCATTGAAGAGTTTTCTGCTAACTGCCGATTCATTCTGACCTGTAACTTCAAGAATCGTATCATTGAACCGCTCCACAGTCGTTGCGCTGTTATCGAGTTCAAGATCGACAATGCTGAAAAGAAAGACATCATCGTGTCGTTCTACAAGCGTGTTGCTCAGATTCTGAAGTCTGAAGGTGTTGAGTTCGATCCGCAGGTAGTAGCCGAGTTGATCGGTAAGCACTTCCCTGACTATCGCCGTATCCTGAACGAACTTCAGCGTTACTCTGTTTCTGGTAAGATCGACACTGGCATTCTGGTTAATGTCAGCGAAGAATCCTACAAGACTCTTGTCAAACTCATGAAGGAAAAAGACTTCACCGAAGTCCGTAAGTGGGTTGGTAAGAACTCTGATGCAGATTCTGTTGCGCTGTTCCGTCAGCTGTATGATACTGCCACTGCCACTATGGAGCCTTCGAGCATTCCTCAGTTGGTTCTTACTCTGGCAGACTATCAGTACAAGGCTGCGTTCGTGGCTGACCATGAGCTAAATATCATGGCTGCTCTGACGGAAATTATGGCTAATTGCAAGTTCAAGTGAGGCTATCATGGTTGAGATTATCGCACTAATCGTTGTTGGTGTTACTTCTTTCTACGCTGGCTGGGTTACACGTGAGCGTGTAGCTGAGCAACGTATGAACGAAGTTATGTCCCATGTAGCTGAGAACCTTCAGGAACACATAAAGCAGAACGTAATTCGTATCAGCATCGAGAAACACAATGACGTTTTCTACGTATACAACATGGATGATAAGTCGTTCATGGGTCAAGGTGCAACTCGCTCCGATCTGGAGAAAGTTCTTGCAGATAAGTATCCTGGAAAGTCTTTTGCAGCCACTCATGAGAATTTAGTTGAGATGGGGTTTGCAAATGAATCCGTTTGACGTAATCAATGCAATCAACTTCACGAAAGAGAACGTCTTCGCTGAAGAACCCTCTTTCAAAGAGTACTCGCCGTTCATGGTCAATCGTGGGTTGTCATACTTCCCCGACACTGTGTTGTACGCCAACGAAATGAATCGTTACCCGACGATCCCAAACGACTGGCAATTTTTCTTTTTCCTAAATACTATACCACGGAAGAAGCGTTTCAGCAAATGGTCTAAGAAAGACAAAGAGACTAAATCGCTTCAGTTGGTAAAAGAGTATTTTGGTTATTCTAACGAGAAAGCTAAGGAAGCACTCAGCGTCTTGTCGGAAGAACATTTGAAATTGATTGAAGAAAAATTACAAAAAGGTGGAAGATAATGACCGTCGAAATGATTTACTACGACTGGACTCCTGAGTCCATGCTTGAAGTGACTCTGCCAGAACCTGACAACTTCTTAAAGGTTCGTGAGACTCTTACTCGCATCGGCATCGCATCCAGAAAAGAAAATAAACTCTATCAGTCTTGCCATATCCTACATAAGCAAGGCAGATACTTCATCGTGCACTTCAAAGAACTGTTTGCGCTCGATGGAAAAGAATCGAACATCACCAGTGGTGATATCGAGAGACGAAATGCGATTGCTTCGCTACTAGCTGATTGGGATCTATTGAAGATCGTAACTCCAGCTAAGGGTGAGCCAAAAGCATCCTTGTCTCAAATCAAGGTCGTCTCGTTCAAAGAGAAAGACCAGTGGGAACTTGTACCGAAATATAACATAGGAAAAAAGCGAAATGATTAAACTTGAATTGACTATTGACGAAACCAATATGATTCTTCGTGTACTGAGACAGCATCCGTTCGCAGAAGTTGCTGCTCTCATCGGTAAGATCAAGGCTCAAGGCGAGCCACAGGTTGCCGAACTGGCAAA